GAGGTGCATTTTGTAGATCAAGGTTATGATTTCAATACTAACGCATTGACTGTTGGTAGAAACTCTTCTAATATAGCTAATGCAGCATCTGATCTTGTAGTTAATACTCAAGGCGCAGCTTTTTCATTAGTATTCTCAGGAGATGCTACAACAGGATGGACTTACACGGAGAAATAATATGTCAAATTACGAAGCAACAAAATACGATTTTTCAGGAGCAAACCTTACAGGTATCGAGGGAATTCCTACAGCGACTATTGTGCCGTGGTCTTCTGCATCAGTGCCAACAGGTTTCTTAGAATGTAATGGTCAAGCAGTATCAAGAAGCACTTACTCAGCGTTATTTGCAATTGTAGGAACAACTTACGGTGCAGGTAATGGTTCATCAACTTTTAACGTACCAGATTTACAAAACAATGTTGCAGTTGGAAAATCTAATAATAAAGCTTTAGCATCAACTGGTGGAGCAAACACAGTTACTTCAACTGGAAACGTTGGGGGCTCTACAGCAAATGCTACTTTATCAACAGCGCAATTAGCATCACACAGTCACCAAACTGGTATTACAACTAGTAACCCTGGTGGAATGTCTATGCAAATAGTTCAATCTTCAGGTGGAGTAAATCCAGCACCTAATAACACAGGTAACACAGGATCTGGTCAAGGTCACTCTCACAATATGAGTGCAACTTTTTCAGGAGATGCAACATCAGTTTTACAACCTTATTTAACAGTTATTTATATTATTAAGACATAGGAGAAATTATGGCAACAAACGCACAATGGACAGTAGTATTTCAAGACAAGATGATAATTAAAAATCATGCTGAAGGTGCTTCGGAAGGAATTGGATATGTTATCTCTGATGATTCTTTTTGGGCACAAGGTAAGTTTTCAAACATTTGGGCTATTCAATATGGAACATCTAATCCAAGTGACACTGTAGAATACCAAGATGATACTCCTCATTCTAGCTGGGAAGATGCAAGCTTAGGTGACTTTACAGACTTTACTACTAGATGGGATTCAGCTCATTTAAATCAATTACAAATTGATTGGGATATTAATAATGTTGCAGATGAAACTGCAGATGACAAAATCGCTAGACTAGGTGCAAGACCTACTTCTTACTCCTCATAGTTTTTAAAATTTTTAAATCTTCATCAGAAGAAATATTACCTGTTTTTTTTAAATAATTATCATATGCATGATCTTTAAAGTATCCATTTTTATTTACATAATGAAAAAATACTTGAGCCATTCCTTCTCCTTTATAAATACCAGGTCTTCCATGTTTGTGATCGCAACCTGCATACAATAAAGCGTCTCCTTCTTCTAATTCAATTGTTTCTTTTTCTATAGTTAAAGGCCAATTATCATATTTTTTTATACAAGCAGTTATAGATATTTCACAAGAGGGTCTATCTACATGATTAGATAATGTAGCTCCAAATACATAATATCTCCAATAAGTGTATGTTGGAAATAATTTTAAATTAGATTCTTCTTCAACTTTAGATAATTTAATATCTAATAAAGCAGTCATTAAAGGATCATAATACCAAGCGGGTGAAAAAGATTGATTGTCTATTAAATAATCTTTATTTTGATCTAGTTTATTGTAACAATACTTTTGAAGAATATCTAATTCTTCTTTTTTAAAAAAATTTTTTATTAGTTTATGTTTTATTGAAGCCATGCGACTATGCTATATCGTGTTCCTTTGGTGACTGGCTGAATACTATGTGGATACATAAAATTACTTGGAAAAAATACTATAGATCCTTTTTCTAATTTTAATCTCTTAATTTCTTTTTCTTTTTGATCTGTAAATATTAAATCTCCACCTTCATAATCATCATTTAAATTCATAATTACGCTTAAATGTCTTGATGAATTAGTAAAATGATCTGTGTGAACTTCATATTTTCCACCAATTGAATATTTTAATAAATCTATTTGATTTATTTTGTAACTAGTCATCTGGGGAAATTTTATTTTATAATAATTATATAGTCTTTCTATTTCTTGTTTTATTAAATTCCAATAAAATAAATTAGTTGGCGTATCTAAATTTAAATTATATCCTTTTACATCTCTAACATTTTTATTTATCCCTTTGCTTACATGTAAATTTTCTTTAATTTTGTGTTTTGCTAAAGGAATTATTTTTTTAATTAAATTTGGATCTACAATTTTTTTTATTTCAACTATATATTCAGTGATATTCATTTATCTTAACATCATCCAAGATGTTATAATATATTTTTCACCAGACAACGGTGGATTGCCTCTGTGCAAATAAGGAAATGCAGCAGGCCAAATTACTATTCTACCTTTTTTAGGTTTTACTCTTTTTGAAAAATGTAAAAATTCTGTTTCTCCACCTTCTTCTACATCATTTAAATAAATAGAAAAAACAAAAGCTCTAGCTTCATTATCAAATCCTTTATTATGTTCAATATGCCAAACATGATATCCTTCAGTAGGTAAAGTTTTTTGAATTTTTAATTGAGTAAGGTTGAAATTTCCATATGCATCCTCTGCTCCTGTATTTTTTATGTAGTGATTCCAAGCTAATTCATAATTCACCATCATGGTTTTTAAGTCTTCCCACCATACTTCTATATTATGACCACCAGCAAAATATTGTTGATCCTGTTTTTGTAAAATTGAAGAGTTTTCACCACCAATTCTATTTACAGTTTTATTAAATTTATCTTGATTTTCAAATACTGCTATAGCTTTATTACATTCTTCTTCAGTAATGTAATTATCGTATACTCCAATAAAATTGGAAATATTAACTGTTTTATGATTTTCCATTGCTTAATTTTTTATTGTATTCAAAATATTTGTTTTCTGTGATATTAAATACTAAACTATATCTACTATTTTCTGATGGAGATTCATCAAAACCGTGTAGTATTTGAGGTGGAAATACATAATAATCTCCTGGCTCTGGAGTTATTTTTAAATTTAATTCTGGACAAATCAAATCTGATCCTTTGGTTAAATATAATATACCATGAATGCATGGATGTGTATGATATTGTAAACTGTCTCCTTTTTTTATTTCAGTTCCCCAAGCCTCTTGCACTGTTCTTTTTTCAAAAAAATGTGTAAACATTTCACTATGAGTAAGTTGATGTTTGTTTATTAAGTAAGTCATAAAATTTACAAAATAAGGTTTATCTAAAAAATAAAGCCAATCGGTCATGCCTCCCTTAACGTTGGTATAATTTTTCATTTCAGGATCTAAATTAGATTTAACCTCCATAAGGAGGTTATGAATTATTTCTGGATAAGGATAATTACCAAATATTATATTAACCGTTCTAGGATAAGTAATACTTAGACTATTTTTTTCTTCACTTATTGGGTTATTTTTAGTAAGCAAACTAATCATTTTGCATCTTTCCTTCTTTAAAAAACTATTATATAATCCATTATATGCTACAAAAATTAAATTTCAAGCCTGGATTTAACAAACAAGACACCGAATCAGGGGCCGAAGGTCAATGGACAGATGGTGATTTTGTTAGATTTAGATATGGATTGCCTGAAAAGATAGGTGGTTGGAGTCAATTAACAGCTGCCTCAAAAACTTTACCAGGAGCAGCTAGAAAACAACACGCTTTTACTTCTTTTGCAGGAGAAAAATACACAGCTATTGGAACGTCTCAAGGTTTGTTTTTATATTATGGTAATGATTTTTTTGACATTACTCCATTAGATACAGCTATTACAGGATGTACATTAACAACTGTTACTAGTTCAAATGTTTTACAAATTAATAAAGGATCTCATGGTTTAGCTGTTGGAAGATATGTGACTCTATCAAGTGTAACTGTTACAGGTGCATCAGATTTTACACCTGCAGAATTAGAAGTGGTCTATGAAATTTTAACTGTTCCGGATGTAGATAAATTTACAGTGCAAGCTGTAAGAGCTGAAGGAGGATCTGGTATGACTGCAGTAGGTGCAGCGACTGTTAATCCTTATGTTGAAGTTGGACCAACTACTCAGACAAGTGGTTATGGTTGGGGAACTTATCTATGGAACGATGGCACTTGGGGAACGGAACGAACAATAAGTAACGTGACTCTGGATCCAGGAAACTGGAGTCTTGATAACTTTGGTGAAGTATTAGTTGCTACAATATTTAATGGTAAAACTTTTACATGGGATGCTGGAGCATCCTCTCCTAGAGGTAACAGAGCTTCACAATCAACAGCCAATTTTAACACGACAAACAATCCAACGGCTACTAGAATTTCTATTGTATCAGATAGAGATAGACATTTATTTCACTTTGGGACAGAGACAACCATAGGTAACGCTGCAACACAAGATCCTATGTTTGTAAGATTTTCTAACCAAGAAGATTTAAATACATATACACCTACTGCTACTAATACGGCTGGTACATTTAGATTAGACAGTGGTAATGAAATTAGAGCAGCTATACAAGGTAAGGATTATATTTTTGTATCAACAGATGTTGCAGCTTATGTAATTCAATTTGTTGGTCCACCTTTTACTTTTTCCGTTAGACA